ATAAATATATATTCCTATTTTTTAACATTTAACTATTTATTGTTAGGTAAAAACTATGGCAAAAGATTACGAAATATTCGAGGGAAAAACCCTATCAGATGTCTTCAAGGACATATACGATAATTCCAAAACCAATAAAACTCAATTAGAAGTATTGATGAAAGAGGTTGTGGGATTTATCAAGGACGGAGATACAGCCGTTCAGATTATCCCTATGTTGAAAGAATATTTAGAAATCAATGTCAAGAACGACGAACAACTTGTTAAGTTGGCAACAATCGTTCAAAGAATTACAGCAGCAGAAAAAAGAGTATCGGATAGTGGAGATGAGTTTGGTTTATCTGAATCAGAAAAACAACAACTTATGGATGCAATAGAATCTGATGTTCAAGAGTTACAAATCAAAAAAGACGAAATAGAAAATTCTATCAGTAAGGAAAATTAATGCCTAAAAAATCTAAACAATCACTACAAAATGTGTTTGTTGCAGGAGACGGGTTCGTAACTAAAACAGAACTCAAACGCATATTAAACCAAGTATACGTTGAGTCAGTTGAACCAGACGCAACTGCACATTTAGAAGTATTTGAAGTAATGGAATTAAATACTCCCATAGTTAAGGGTAGGTATGTTTATTCTAATCAAAGAGATTCAATAGAAGAACTACTTTCGTTTTTACCTGCGACTTCTAACATTACACAACCACCATTGATTGGAGAATTGTGGTTAGGATTTAGATTTAAAAAAGAACATTATTATCTTTCCAGACTGAGTGATAGTAATATATCAGTTAATTATCAAAAGTCAGGACAAAGCACACCAACACTTGTTGATAATAAATCAAACGCTGATTCACTCGCCGATGTAAAGTCAAGACCATATGGTAATGTGTTTAGACCTAATGTATCGGTATCGAATCAATTATTGGAGTCTTCATTAGAAGGTCAAACATTAATACAAGGTAGATATGGAAATTATATTCAACTTGGTGCTAAAGAACAAGAAGAGTTTGGTTCAGAAAAAAGTTATATTAAGTTATCAAACCACGAGTCATACATTGATATGGAAAATTCTTTAACACTAAGAAACTCTCAACAATATAGTGAGTTACTTGATATGAATTATGACAAAACTTCTGGAAAAGTATCAAGATACTTACTTCGTGGTAAAGGAAAAGAAGATAAACCTTATTTAGATTTAGAATGGGAAGGTCCAACATTATGGGGAAATTCAGGTAGAGTATTGTTGACAGCGTCAGAAGATGATATTGCAATCTTTGCTAAGAAGTCAGTTCGTATTAAAGGAGAAAGAGTACAAATAGCAAATGATGGTGGTGGTGTAGAAGTAAAAGCTAAAACAATCGTAAATGATATTAGTGAAGAAAATGGAAAAATTATAAACGCAACAAAAGAAGGTATTCCATTTCCAGATTTAAATATGTCTGGATTTTTAAAACAAACTATGGGAATACAAAAATTATTTCAAGCACTAACTTTAGGAGTTCCTAAATTATCTAATCCAGTAACATTACCTTCTGGAGTAAAAGATATTGTTAAAGGTTTGGAAGGAGCAAAAAACTTTATAGAAGCTACTTTAAATTTAGAGTTTTTAGAAAAAGAAATACTTACTACAAAGACACCAGAAGAAATTGCAGCTTCATTACCAATACCATCTGGGTTTAAAAATATAGTTGGAGATATACAAACTTTTTCTGAAGGTATTGATGAAAATATAAAAAAATTAGAAAAGGTGGTTAGTGATAATACACCACTTTTAGAAAACGCACAACTTATAAATAATGCTCTTGAAAGTAATGATAGAACTGCTATTTTAAATACATTAGAAAGTGTACCATCAGATATACTTCAATCGATACCAGGTGGAGAAGATACTTTGTCACTGTTCAAAAGCTCTAAACTTAAAGAAAAGGATATAATTAAGGCAAGAGAGAATGGAGCGTTTACTCAAATAGAAAATTACTTATCAGAAACCGCAACAGGTGAAAATGATTTAGAATTAATGAAATCGTACGGAAAGATTTTAAATTTAACAAAACAGGAGTAAAAATGAACAAAGATAAATTAAGAAATATAATTGAATTAATTGTTCGTAAAGAAATCAAAAAACAATTAAGCGAGATATTTATTAATGAAAAAGAAGAAGTCAAATTATCAGAAGTGATTTCTAAACCTAAACCTAAAAAAGTTGTTAAGAAAAAACCATATAAACAATACACAAAAAACGAAGCGTTAAATGAAGTATTGAACAACACCAAACCATTAGGTTCATCAGGACAAACTGATGAGTATCCAACATTGGGTGGTGGTGTTTTAGGTTCTGACAATATGGCCGATGTCTTAGGATACGGAGATTTAGGTATGGGACAAAACAAAGAAAGAGCACGAGAAATGGGAGCAGTCGATACAATCAGGAAAACTGGAGTATCGGTAGAATCAGTTCCGGAAGATGTACAAAATGCATTAACTCGTGATTATTCTGATTTGATGAAAGCAATCAACAAAAAGAAAAGTGGTGAAGATAATTTCAGACCATAAAGGTAAATAATGGCACGAAGTGTAAGAGAAATAGATAGAAACGAAGATAAGAATGTTGGAATAGGATTTCCATTAGACTATACTGATACTCAGGGGTTTTTTCGTAAAACAAAAACCGTATTAGAACAATCAAGACACAATTTAAGAAACTTGTTGTTAACAACACCCGGTGAAAGAATAATGCAACCAGACTTTGGTAGTCAACTAAAGTCTATTGTATTTGAACAAGGAGAAAATGTTCCAGACAGAATAGAAGAAGCTGTTAATCAAGCAGTTGATAAATTTTTATCTTACATAATTATAAGTGGTGTATACACAACTCAAGATGGAAATCAACTAAATGTTCAAGTAGAATATTCAGTGCCTCTTAATCCAGATACAATTGAAATATTAAACTTTGACTTTAGAATTGGAGAATAAAAATGTCAGATTTCGGGACAAATAGAAAGTTAATAAAAAAAGAAGTAAATTATCTCGGTAGAGATTTTACAGATATTAGGGAAAACTTAATAGAGTTTGCAAAAAACTATTTCCCAAATCAATATAATGATTTTAATGAAGCATCACCAGGTATGATGTTTATAGAAATGGCATCTTATGTTGGAGATGTATTGAATTATTATGTTGACAATCAATTTAGAGAAACTCTCTTACAATACGCGGAAGAAAGAAAAAATGTATTGGCGATTGCACAATCATATGGATATAAACCAAGATTAGCAACACCTTCTACGGTTGAACTAACTTTTACCGTAGATGTTCCAGCTCAAGATTTGGGTGGTGGTGTATATAAAGAAGATTTATCTTATGCGGGAGTTATTAACAGTGGAACGACAGTTCAGTCTTCAAATGGTGTAACATTTACATTGTTAGATGATGTGAATTTTAAAGTTTCAAGTTCATTAGATGAAATGCAAGTAGAATCTTTAATACCAGAATCAGGTAAAGCACCTACAAATTTTAGACTTACTAAAAAGGCTTTAGCAGTTTCAGGAAAAAGAGAAACAGAATCTTTTTCATTTAGTAATGCAAAAGAATTTGATAAGATAGTTTTATCAAATGATAAAGTTACTGAAATAGTTTCCATTACTGATTCAGACGGAAACACTTGGTATGAAGTTCCTTTCTTGGCACAAGATACGGTATTTGAGTCAGTAGAAAATACAAGTCTTAATGACCCGAGTTTATCACCATATCAAAATGATACACCTTATTTATTAAAACTTATCAAAACCGCAAGAAGATTTACAACTTATGTTCGTGATGATAATAAAATGGAAATAAGATTTGGTTCAGGTATTAGTGATAATGCAGATGAAGAAATAATTCCAAATCCAGACAATGTTGGTTCAAGATTAGGTCAGGGTATTTCAAGATTAGATGAATCATTCGACCCAAGTAATTTCTTGAAAACAGAAACATTTGGATTAGCACCAAACAACACAACACTTACCGTAACTTATAATTATGGTGGTTCAATTAATCATAATGTTCCTTCAAATACTATTAATTCATTTTCCAGAAAATCTTATACAATATCAACTGAAAATTTAGATTCTACTTTACAAGCTGCTTCAGAAGTTTCCTTAAGAGTAACAAATGAATCACCTTCTTCTGGTGGTTCTTCTACTGAAACTTTAACACAGATAAGAGAAAATGCTGCAGCATACTTTAATGCACAGAACAGAGCAGTAACAAGAGCAGACTACATTACAAGAGTTTACTCTTTACCACATAAGTACGGAAATATAGCTAAAGCTTTTGTTGTTCAAGATGAACAACTTGAAGAATCAGGTCAATTACAAATTATTGATGGTGTAGCAGTAAAAGTTAATAGAAACGCGGATAACATAAATCCATTTGCACTAAATATGTATTTGTTAGGGTACGACTCAAATAAAAAATTAATTAGACTAAATACCGCAGTAAAAGAAAATTTAAAAATTTATCTTTCACAATATAGAGTATTAACAGATTCTATCAATTTAAAAGATGGATACATTATTAATATTGGAGTTAAGTTTAATATTATTGTTAAACGAGGATTTAATAAAAATGATGTATTGTTTAGAGCAATACAAAAAGTAAAAGAGTTTTTCCAAATTGAAAAATGGCAAATCAATCAACCAATTGTATTGAGTGATTTAGCATATCAGATTTCGTTGGTGGACGGAGTAGTATCATTGGTTCCACCGGAAACTAACAATCCAAACAAAGATTTAATTTTAATTGAAAACAAACATTTAGTTGCAAACGGGTATAGTGGTAATATTTATGATATAAATTCTGCATCTAAAGACGGAATCATTTATCCTTCATTAGACCCAAGTATATTTGAACTTAAATTCCCTAATACAGATATTGAGGGAAGAGTAGTGGGAGATAGATAATGCATTATTTTGAATTTGGAAAAAGAGACACAACAATTTATTCAGGTGGAACAACCAGTTCTATTAATACAGGTTTAGATGAAATACTTGAAATTAATAAAGTTGTTAGTGATAATGGAAATGTTCAAAATATATCAAGAGTATTGATTGACTTTGACTTATCTTATATATCACAATCTATAATTGACGGAAAGATTCCTTCTACTACAAAATACTATTTAAATTTATTTGATGCAACATCAGAAGAAGTTGAAGCAGAACAAAATGTTTTTGTTTATATGATTAGTGGTAGTTGGAAACAAGGAACAGGAAAACTTGACCATACACCAGTAACTCGTGATGGTGCAAGTTATAGATATCGTGATGAAGAACAATCAACACCTTGGGTAACGGGTTCAGTATTGACTGACGGGGGTGCTTGGTTTAGAACACAAACAGGACAATATAAAGTTAGTTCATCATATCAATTAACATTTGATAAAAAAGATATCAGAGCAGATGTAACTGATTTAGTTAATAATTGGATTTATTCAGGTTCTGATTATCCTAACAATGGATTTATTGTAAAAAGAGAATCCATTATACCAACTGATGAAACATTTGCATACAATTCTGGAAGTGATACTACAAAAGACGAAAGTAGTTCAGATAGATTAGGAAATCTAAAATACTTCGGTAGAGAAACTCACACAATTTATCCACCTAAATTAGAAGCAGTTTGGGACGATAGTTCTTGGTCAACAGGAAGTTTATCCCCATTAAGCTCAACAGATTTAGAAAACTTAAAAGTATATTTTAAAAATATAAGACCAGAATATAAAGAAAATTCTATTGTTAAGTTTAGACTCGTTGGTAGAGAACTTTATCCAACAACAACTTTCGATACATCACCAGCAGAACTTACTGTAAAATATTTACCAAGTGGTTCAATATATTATGAAGTTAGAGATGCTGACACCGAGGAAGTGATTGTTCCTTTTGGTAGTGGTTCAAGAATTAGTTGTGATTCAACAGGCAATTTCTTTCGAGTTCAAATGAATGGATTCCAATCAGAAAGAAATTATCGTTTTTGTATCAAGGTAGTAAGTGGTAGTGGAACTACTGATGAACTTATAAACTTTTATGATGATAACTATGAGTTTAGAGTGGTGAGATAAAATGCCTTACTTACCTTCAGATGCAGCAAAAAAGTCAGAATTATATAGTAATATGATTAACTCTGATAGAAATGAATATCAATCCTTCATAGAAGATATAACTAAAAAGTCAGAAATATCGGGTTCAATAAATACTAATGTACCACCAAGAGATGAACAAGGAAATCTTGTTTCTTTTGAAAGTGATATTCCAGGTATTGCTGTTGAAGAAAAATTTCAAGAAGTAAGATTACCAAATTCACAATATTTTTTTAACGGAACATTAGACTCTGAGTTTAAATTTTATGAACAACCAGTTGAACTTGATGTAGACGACTCTGACGATGATGATGATAGTTCTGATGTAGTGGTTGAAGAAGAAACCGTAGAAAGAATCCTTACCAATAGAGATTATCTTATTGAAGTTGTGAATGAAATATACGGGGAAGAATTAGATGAATCTACATCTACTGATAAATTAAATGCTAAATTAAGACAATTCTTTTTACAAGAAAAAAGAAGATATGAGTTTGTTAGAAAAAATGAACTAAATAAAAATGCCGAAGGTTGGGAAGAGTTTAGATTAAATAAAAAAAGAAATGTAAGAGGTATTAGTGGAAAAAGATTTGAAGAAATTAAAAAAGATTTAAAAAAATTAAGATATGATGAAATCATTGAAGACCATTTGTACAGAACATTGAGGGGTCAAGAAGTTTGGTTAAAGCTTGGATTTCCATATGTTATAGATAAAAACATAAGAAGTTAATATGGCAAGAGAATACGGACTAACACAAAAAGAAAGAGATAACTTTTCGTTACCTAATCGTGTATATAGTAGTTTTGGTAGAGATATCAACAACGACTTTTTAATGTTACACGTTTACGATACAGGTGGTAATTTATTAGTTAATAAAGTTTTAGCACTTGACGAAGTTGATTTTGTTGATGATGGAAAAAATATCGACATTAATGTTGGTCAACATTTAAGAGATTTAGGATTTCGTGATGGTGAGTATGATGTAACTTATAAGTTTTTAAGAAGACTGGCCGGTAGAGAAAGACCTATATATGTAGATAGTAAAGGAATTATTTATACCGGTGAAGTTAAACGAATAGTTGAAGATGGGAAACCAAGATTTTATAAATCAAAAGGTGATGAAACCAATAGTGCCAACTTAGAAGAAATTTTCGTAAGAGAACAAAAATATATTCTTACGGAAATAGCACCCGATAGAGATGAGTTCAAACTTGAACTTGATAACAATATATCATACGAACCTTATAGAAATGAATTTGTTGAAATGGGTGAATTGATTCAATATTCACCAACAGGTAAGGCTAAGTTTGATTCTAAAAACCCCCACATATTAGAGTTTGAAATTAAAGATACTGATAGAGGGTTTACACAAAATATGGTTGGTGGACAGATTGTAATTCCAAATATGTATAAAGTAACAGGAGTCGAAGATTTTGATAATAGTGATTTACCAGATGATGATGACGATGATGACGATACAGGTTCAACATTTGTTGAAGATTATAATCGAGACAATGAAGTTCCAGACTATACTAATCAACAATTAATTGAGTATCTTAGAAATGGTACAGAAGAAGAACAATTTGCAGCTGATAATGCGTTACAAGATAGGGCATACGATAGAAGATAATGATTAATAAAACAAAACCAATAAGGTTAAATTAATATGGCAAGAGCTAGAGCACAATTTCCAAACTTTGATGTAGGAACCGAAGAGTCCCAACAAGGTAAGGGTAGTAGAACGAGTTCACAACAAGTGACCGCTCGTATGATGTCTGGTGCCGGTGTAGGTGCAGGTGGAAGTAGAGCTTCAGTAAAAAAATCTACCGCTAATGCAGAATCACCAAAAAATACAACATCACCAGGAAGAGCTCAAGTCAGGGCGAACATTCAAACAATGTATTCCCCAAAAACAACCACTGCAACAACTCAAGCCCAAGCTATAGTTAGTTCAGTTTCTAATACGACAAAGACCGTAATTGAAACACCAGTTGCATCAACTCTACAATTACCTAAATCAAAACCAAATACACCAACTGCACCAATCAGAACTATACAATCTATTGGTGGATTACCAGTGGAACCACCAACTGAAGGTGCTCCACCACAAGGTCCAGATGTAGTTTACAATGGGGACCCAAGTCCAGGTCCAAGTAATATTGTTCAAGGACCGATGTTTAAAAATTCTAAAACAAATGTTAGACCAGATGGTGTTACTGAGATTCTTGGTCCAGGTGGAGTAGTGTTGGAAGAAATTGGTCAAAATGGTAAAATAATTGTTGACCCGATTAAAGACGCTGGATTTGACCCTAAGAATCCACCGGCAAGTATTCAAGCATTAAGAGATGAATTTGCACAACACGTTTCAAGTGGTGCAGATGAAGCCGGTAAACCTTTTTATGTTTCAGAAGAAACAAAAGCAGCTATGATTGCTGATGGATTAGGTAATAAAGGTGGAGCATTAACCGCAAAAGAACAAGCAGAAAAAATGGAATACTGGTCAAAAGTAAAACCAGAAAACAGACCTGCTGGGTTTCAAATATTAATCAACGATTTAACAAAAAAAGGACTTTTACCTAATGGTAGTGAAATCACCGATAAAGGTAAGAAGAAAGCAAAAGAAAAAATTGTTAAACCAAAAGATATAAAATTAAACGCTCAAGATTATGTTGCAACAATTAAAGAAGTTCTTGATTACAATCGTATAAAAGTTTCATTATCATATCAAGAAGGTGTTGAATTATATGAACACAAAGGTGAAGACCAAGTTGCAAATAAATTTAAAAATACAAAAGTAAATTATCAAAAAAGTAATATCAATAGATACAAGACTTATGTAAAGGTTGATAATGAATATTATTTAATTACAAATAGTAAATTAAACATAAATGGTCAAGAAAGAATTTTTAAATCAAAAGTAGAACTTTCATCAGATGTAGAAATTGGTGATAAGTTTACCATAGTAGAGAAAAGATTACCGAATTATTCAGAAAGAGTTAGACTGGTTCCATTTGAAGAAACACCAGATGACGGAATATTCTTACGACTACCAAACTTTAATTCAGTAGATAATCCGATTAACTTTCAGGGAACTGGATATCAGACAACATCGGGTTTATTAAGCACGAATGATGAAGATAGTAGAGATATAGAAAGATTATTGGTATCTCAAAGTTTGTTGGATGTTCAACCAAATATTAATTATCAACAAACTACTACAAATTTAAATTTTGAAGAAGACGACACGGGTTTTGGAAACTTTGTTCACTTTTCAAATGCAGAAACAAGACTTCGTAATTTTAAAAAGAAGCTACAATTAATTGAAGGATATACAGAACATAGTTCTTCATTGAGTGGAGTTTCAAGTTCATTGTCAACTATACAAGATATCGAAAAAAAACGACAAAGAGTTAAAAATTCATTTGACCCATATGAAAACTTTTTATATTATGAATCGACATCTTATGTAAGTTCATCAGACGGACAATTCCACGATACATCTTGGCCTAAGTCATCTTCATTTGATAGTTCGGGTAAACAAATAAATTATATATTAGATTCGGGAGATGTTCAATCTACATTGTGGTTCAACAATATGATACTTAGTGCGTCTGACTATGATGAAAGGAATATGAACTCATTAAGAAATTCACTACCAGAACATATTTACGGAGATACATCAAACAATGTATTCTTAGAATTTATGGATATGGTCGGACAACAATTTGATGAAATCTATACCTACATAAATAGATTTACAGACATTAATAAAAGAGTAAATAAAATAAGTGAAGGTATATCAAAAGATGTTGCAAGAGAATATGCAAAATCACTCGGATTAGAATTATTTAATGGTAATGATTTAGTTAATTTACCAGAGTATGTTTTAGGAAAAAATAGAGACGGTACACCATTATATGAATCACCACAAGAGGAAATTACAGAAAAGATTTGGAAACGAATATTAGCGAACTTACCTTTCTTTATTAAATCAAAAGGAACTGAAAGAGCGTTAAGAGGATTGTTAACTTGTTATGGTATACCGAGTTCAATACTTAGAGTTCGTGAGTATGGTGGACCAGATGATGGAAACAGAGTAAGTTATGAAATCAAAAGAAAGTTTACAAGAGCTACGGATTTTAAATCAGGACAATACATTAAAACTAAATGGGATACTTACAATGGATTATATCCAGATACCGTAGAATTTAGATTCAGAAGTCCTAAATCACAAGACCAAGTAATATTACAAAAAAATAATGATTGGGCAATATCACTTGAAGATAATGGTTCATCAGATGATTATGGTTATTTAAGATTTAGTATTAGTGGTTCTGATGGTAGAGTTAATTATATTACATCATCTTTACAAGAGTTTTACAATGATGATATGTGGAGTGTGATGTTGACAAGAAAATCATCAAGTGATGGAAGTGAGTTTTCATCAGATAGTATATACGCTTCTGCTTCATATGAATTAACTGCAAAACAATATGATTCTACACGAAGAAGAATCGTTTGGTCAACATCTGAAACAATGGTGGTTACATCATCAACTATGAACGCAGCATTTACATCAAGTGGTCATATTTTCTTGGGTGGTAGTGGTAGTGCGTTTGGTACACAATTCAGTGGTTCATTAATGGAATATCGATTATGGTCTGAACCATTAAGTTCAAGTGTATTTGATAATCACGTTCGTGCACCAAAAACTTACAATGGAAATAGTTATTCATCATCTTATGATGAGCTATTGGTGAGATACGAATTAAACGATAATAGAAACATTGCAACATTTGGTGTCACGAGTTCAGCACATTTAAAATCATATGAAGAATACTCAGTAGAAACTGATGGATTTACAGGAAACTTCTCAAGAACATTGGCAGACCAAGAAAAATTAAAAATTCCTAATGTTGGTCCAAGTCGTAGAAATGCAACTAAGATTAGAATTGATGATTCTTATAAACAAGGAACATTATTTAATGATAAAAGAGTTTTGTGGGAAACACCTTCAATAGACAAATTTACAAAAGATGATAATAAATTAGGAGTTTACTTTTCACCAACTGATGTAGTGAATGAAGATATAATTTATAGTATTGCAGACTTTAATTTTGATGATTATGTTGGAGACCCAAGAGACCAATTTAAATTTGTTTACAAAGATTTAAGACATTTAAGAAGAGAATATTTTAAAAGATATTGGGGAACAAATAATTTTTGGGATTACTTGAGAATATTAAAATTCTATGATTCAAGTATATTTGATGCATTAGAATCATTATTACCGGCTAAAGCAAATTCAACACTTGGTGTATTGATTGAACCAAACATATTAGAGCGTTCAAAACAAGTTATAGGACAGGGTGTAGAGTTTACAAATCGTTATTATGAAAATGCTGGTGTATTTGATGAGGGTATTAGAGTCACAAGATATATTTCAGGTTCTAATGACAATTACTTTGAAACAACAGGTGAATATCCAAACTATGAATCAACAGTTAACTTAGCATACTTTGATACTGGTTCATCATTAGGATTTTTAAATAATCGTTCGATTGTAAAATTAGATGGGATAGACCCAAGAAGTGAATACGGAACAACATATGCAACTGCAAGTGTAACACTCGGAGGAACAAATACTATATTTACCGAAACACTACAACCAAATATTTCTGCTTCAAGAATATCAGAACGAAATCAAATACAAAGATTCTTCTACGCAACACCACAAGATGCTTTAATAAATAATCCTAATAGTTCATCATTTGAACCAGCAGAATTTCAAAGTATGGCGTATGATTCAGCTTTATATAGATTGTTTGTTCAAGGTATAAAAATTACAAGAGACAATTCTATTGATGGTGAAGAACCAGTAATAGTTAATGAGGTTGCACCAACATTATTAAAAACAAAAGATTCAGAAGTTGTTAAACTGAAGGTTGAAAGATAAAATAACAATGGAAAATTTAACTTTCTTATATTTATTAATGAAAAAGAATAGTTATATCATTTCCACAGGAGTAAAATAAAATGGGATTTTTAGATAATACAAGTATAACGGTAGACGCAATTTTGACAAAAAAAGGTCGTGAACTTTTGGCAAGAGGGCAGAACGAATTTAGAATTACAAAGTTTGCATTAGCAGACGATGAAGTTGATTATAGTTTATGGGATACAGCACACCCAAATGGTTCAAACTATTATGGAGCTGTAATTGAAAATATGCCTTTATTAGAGGCGTTCGTAGATGAAAATCAATTGATGAGATATAAATTAACTACACTTCCAAAGGAAACAGCAAAACTTCCTATATTGGAATTACCTTCACCATCTTTAAACTTTAAAGGTGCGGGTATTACACAAACTATTTCACCAAATACAAGAAATGGTTTAGACAATGATTATACATTTACATTGTTTAATGCAGATGTTGCAAATTTAACAGTAGTTGGTGCAGGTAGACCATCAAGAAGAAGAATTCCAAACAGAGGACCGGGTGGACAAATTGTATCAATATTCCCAGATGATATAGCACCATTACAAGAAGCTACAACACCAGTATTCTTAAATGAATCTGAAAGAAAGCGTTCTATCACTCTTGTTGGAAAATCTTGTAGAATAATTTCAAGGTCTTTAACAACAGCTACAAACACTAACGTGTCAGTAACAGGTAACCAGACTGGTGCACAATTCACTATTGCGGTTTCAGTTCAAGCTGACCCAAGTAAAGTTTAAGGAGTAAACAATGGCATTTCAAAGATTCAATAGACAAAACGACATAGTAGAAAATCAAAGAACAATAATTTCCAGTGGTTTATGGAGTGCAGGTTCTTCTACTCTTACTTCATTTTTTACTCAATCAAATAACGGAAACATTACAGGTTCATTTTTAGAAATTTATAATCTGGACCCTAATACTGATTCAACAGCAGAAGTTCAATTTTCATTAGGATATGCTCACATCGCAGGTAGTGGTTCAGCAGGTAATACAACTAAATTAACAACAGGTGGTAGACAATCAGCTGCACTTTACAGACAATTTAGAAATTTATTATTACCACCTAACTCTACTAATGTTGAGTTTACAGCTGGAAGTACAGTATCAAAAGATGACTTTTACTTTATCTCGTTCCAAAGAGCAAGACAAAGAGAAAAAGTAGACCCAGGTAATTGGGAATTACATTTAAAAGCTGGCTCTGATGTCGTCAGATTAATTGACGATAGTGGTGCTTCAAACAATCCAACCGTAAACCAAGGTGGAAGAGTATTTAATATTGTTAGTGGTTCTATCGCTAATGGAGTAGAAACAGCTGCAGCTTCTGAAGGTGGAGATGGAGCATATGGATTATTTTATCCTGATTTAGGAATCATATTGTTAAATGCAAGAAAACTTGATGATGATACAGACGTTGCAACAGCTCGTAACACAGACCAATTTGATGATAATCCACAAAAACTATACAATACGATAGTTGATGGTGCAAACTTCCAAGTTCGTAGAGAAGAAGAAATTAGTTCAACAAGTTTCTTTTGTCGTGTAAACAACAAAGACTTTAACTTTAGTACTAATCCAACTTACGCTACACAATCTGATGGTTCATTAACACAACCAACTTTCTATAAAGACCCGAAAACTTATATTACACAAGTTGGTCTTTACAATGATGCAAATGAATTATTGGCTATTGCTAAGTTATCAAAACCAATATTAAAATCATATTCAAGGGAAGCTATTATTAAAGTGAAACTTGATTTTTAGGACAAACTAATGTTCAAAAATCTTTCACCAGATGATATATCTAAAAAGTCATTTAAGACTTTTAAAAATTTTTCATTCGACAATAATGATAGTGGAAGTGGTATATTTTTAATCAAAGCCCGTTCGGGTTCACGATATAATTATTTAAGCGGTTCAGATGATGTAACTGCGATTACATCAGGTTCAATTACGACCAATTATTTTGCATATCCTTCATACGCAATGTTACATCAATTATATTATTCCAAACACGGAAAAGAATATATCAACACAGGTTCAACTCATAGAGAACTACATACATCTGCATCTATCATTAGTGTTGCAAGACAAATATTTGGTGAAAAAATTAAACCAGGTTCAATACAATTAGATGTTACGATAGGTGGACAACTATTTGAAATTAGAGATGACTCAGAAGGAACTTTATATGATTATGCACATTCAGCAAGTTTTGCGGCGTTTAAATCAAGTTCATTCAATAGAAGTCAAGGAGTATTATCAAATGGAAGTGGTTCTGATGTTGGTAATGTTTTTTATGAACAAGGTTTAATCACACTTACGGATACAGGTTCTTATACATCAGATGTTTCAAGTTGGACATTAAAATATAAATCTACACAAACACACTATGAATATGAATATCGTGTTAAAGTTAAACCAAATGAATTTAATACTTCAACAAATATCAGTTTAACACCAGGTCGTAGTGGTAGTCAAACCATAACTGAGGGTGTTGTCAGTATGTCAAATTACTTTCCACCAAGTGATAAACCGAGTGGACACGGAACAGGTAGTTATGCTACATTTTATAATGCGGCAACTGAATCTTTAGGGTTTGTTACTGAATCAACATTTAGACCTTATGTAACTGATATAGGTTTATATAGTGAAAATGGTGAATTATTGGCTCACGGAAAACTCGGAAAACCTATCAAATTATCAGACGACTTCGATACTACTTTTGTAGTTAGGTTCGATACTTAATATTTCTCAATCTTATATTTATTATTGACTAAAACTCAACGGAGAAAACAATGTTTCATTTTATGAAAAAAATGGTTATATCGATTGTTATGCTTGGTCTTGTCTTTGGACAAAACCCAATCATACGAGTAAAACAAATAGGTACTTGGGATTCACCACAAACTTGGTGGAAAGACTCAGTTACGCAAAATTTAGATACTTTTTTAGCACAAGATACATCAAATCCAGCATTCGATAATAA